GCGACTGTTTGGACGAGTGGCCCGTAACCACCCGCTCCACTAATAAGGATCGAAGCATAGGGGGGATTGGGCGACGCGGCCCCAATCGCGATCCCCATGTGCACGAGTGATGCAGGATTGGCATACGCGCGAGCGTTCCCGATCACCTCGTACTCGCCCGCTCGCGGCACGATGAAATGAAGAATCGTCGCGCTATCCTGCCAACCCGTCGAGGCGCCGATCCCTTCTTGCGCAAGCGCGTATGCGTGTACCGGAGTACCACCAATGTATTCCCACTTGTACGCCGAGGTTGAACTTGCGTTGTAGCGGAACGTCCATTGGTATGTCGGGTTGGTGGTCGAGTCAACGAGCGTATAAACCTGACCATCGACAGGAGATGCAGGCAGACTCGTACCATATGCGCCAGTTGCAAATGAGTAATCTGTTTTGAGTACACCGGCAGCTGCACGATAGAGATTCAAGTCGGCGCCAACAGCACCACTACTCCATGACATTTTTCCATTCGTGTCCGTTGCGAAGCGGTAACCAAATGCATCACCGCCTATAGTCGTATAGAAGGCGGTATCGAGAGAGCCATGATAAGCGCGGAACGCCTTGCCAACACCAAAGTCACCATTTGTGTAGAGCGCGTTTGAGTACCAGCGATACATGATCGTATCAGCTCCTGCGTTACCTGGCCCCCAACCCATGCTGCCGTTCGCCTGCATGTACCAACGGTAGTTCGTATCGCCATCAACAACCGACGTAAAAGCAAAGGTACTAACAGACGCATTCGTGTTACTGAATGACGCATTTGATCCGAGTGCTCGTGCCCCGTTGCGGTACATGAATGTGTCTGTTACAGCTCCTCCACCAGGCCCCCAGCTCAGCTTGCCATCTACCTTCCCAATCTGAAACACATACTCACCGTCGTTGCTAGCCTTGAAGAATCCAAGTTCGGTTGATGTCAGTGCCGCGACAACGCCGGGAGTCTGTCCCCAGAACCAGATACCTTCAATGTCGTTTTCGGTAAAGAGTGCCCAATGAGACGCTGCATTACCACCATTGAAATCAAGCCACGCGCCGGTCTGGCCCGCCGATCCCGCTGGGGCCGCGATATAAAAACTTGGATAACCACCACCACCAGATGTATCAAAACTAAACTGGCCGCCACCACCAGAAAGATCATTTATATTGATTACGCTTGCAGCCGAGCGATACAAGTTCACGTCCGCAGCAGTAGTCGGTGATCCCCACTCCATCGAGCCATCGTTACCAAGTACGAAGTTGTAATGACCAGCACCCTGCGCAGCTGCGGTCAGCGCGGCACCGTTGTCATTGCGGAGCGACGTGAATGCGTTGTTGTAAACGATAAACTCGCTACTTGTCAACAACGAGTTTGCGCCGTTCCGATAGAGCGACGTATCGGGTGCAGTTGCACCCCCTACACCCCAACTGATTGTTCCGTCGCCACCGATCTTGAATGCGGGTTGCGCGTCGCCTGCAACGAGCATGTTCTGAACGAGACGGGTTGCAGCTGTGTTGACAGCATCTTTATCAACTTTGAGTGGGTCGCTTAGAACACCGACGAGTCCAATTGAGAAATCAGCACCATCACGATTGGTTGTCGCAGTAGAGGGGCCAACGTTGAGGGCGGCAGTTGCTGTGTGGAATGCTTGTAACTCAACGTAATCATTGACAGCCAATTGCACCACTGTACTGATCGGGATTGTGACAGCGACGCTTGCGAGTGTTGCACCAACCATTCCACCCTCGGCGAGAATGTTAGTGCCATTCTGCAAGATGCGTGCTGTGCGAGTTGTGCCCGACGTAGACGCGGCAAACGTTATGTGCCCCGTTATGACATAGGTTCCAGCTTTGACAATTGTGAATCGCGTTGGTGAACCGACAACCCAGAGATTGTCAACATCATAGCGCTCAGTGTCAAATGACAGAGATGTGTAAGCGCTCGCAGGAATCGACTGAGCAGTTGAACGAAAAACACGTGTACCAGAAACTCCTGGTGTAGCACCCGCGGGGCCTGTAGCTCCTGTTGGGCCTGTATTACCGATGGGGCCTTGTGCGCCTGTGGCGCCTGTGTTACCAATGGGGCCTTGTGGGCCAGTAGCGCCAGTATTACCAATAGGGCCTTGTGGGCCTGTTGCTCCTGTAGCACCTGTTGATCCAGGTGGCCCTGGTACTGTACTATTAGCACCTGTTGCACCTGTTGGGCCTTGTGGGCCTGTTGCACCTGTTGCACCTGTGGGGCCAGCTGGGCCAGTAGGGCCTGGTGGGCCAGCAGGGCCACTACCAGCAGCACCGATTTGTGCCCAATGACTATCCTCAGCATCATACTGGAACATGAAACTGTTGTGGTTAACATCGGCATCCTCGCCAATCCAGATATCCATATCTATTGGGCTAGCCGGTGTACCACCGGAGTATGGTGATGTCGTGATTTTTGGCGAACGTGTGGGAGGCCACCAAGCGACGACAGTTACTCTCATGTCGTTGTCCATTACAACGACACATTCATCGCCTCTCTTTGGGAGAGCGTAATTGTCTCTCGTTTGCCACGGACAATCTTCCCATCTCGTACTAGAATCAAGATTGGGAATAATGACATCTACGGTATCGAGGAAATCCGTCGCGTCCGAGGCGATAGTTGCAGCCCACACCCGATCGATGTTAAGCTGAGACTCGGTATCTTCGTAAAGAAATGGCATAATGTTGTGTCGCCTCAATAACCTACGTGAATGTGATTACAGTGTTCATTAAGTGTTGCTTCGCCGTAGTAGGTTTCGGGGTTGTTGGGAATACAGTAAGCCAAACATTGAGGATCTCTATGATTTCCGTAGCCTGCTGTAATCAACTGTCTTGGTGCGAGTTCGGATGGAGTATGATGCAACAAATCGTCGATCTGCAAAACCAAGTTCTTAGCCTGTGGTGTATTTTGGTTAATTGATATTCCATTAATTGATGAAATATCTACTGCGTGTCCACCCGCGTGACCAGTCATGCTATCACAATGGTGATCCGAACAGAAAGCAAACGTTCCAATGCGGTAGCCATTTCCGATTAGCCAAAGAATTATTTGGAACACGCGAGTATCCATTGTTACTTGTCCACCACATTGTGAGTTTACTTTCTGGCCGCGCATCGTTGCTGTGATGTCAGTCAAGTCACCAGGATTATCGGCATGATATTTTCCAAGCAAATTCATTTTATACAGCTGATTGGCAATCTCTGGTAGATCGCCTGTTGCAATGCCTATGTTTGGATCTATGGGTTTGCCACTGTGCGGGTTTACCACCGGAGGGCCGGATACAGGCAACCATGTTTTTAGTTCGCTTTCGTTGCCCGTTAGCGGTTCAGGCAGTACAGGACGCGGTTTCTTGAGTGTGATGGTGGCTTGTAGATCAAACAAAGAACGACTGTACTCAGTCACAATCCAGCGACCATTCCACGGCCCCATATTCTGAATGACTACACACGTTCCCGGAGGTGCCATCCATCTACCAACGTCTGCGGTAACTGTCAGCTGTGCGGCTTTTGACAGATGCTTGTAGGAACCATCTATGCCCATGATTCCATCCATGAACTCAGTGAGATTGTATTGCGGCTGCTGCTTGAGAAGTAGATCCTCACTGATCCAGTAGAAAGTTCCACTGACAAAGAAAGCTGAAAAGTTCACTTCACCCGCTAGACGTTGAATACAACTCCAACTATTTTCCGCCAAGCGTACTCGCTTGTTTCCACGACCTACAATATTACCGCGGAAAAAGTAATATGCTCCGCCATTAGTACTTACTCCAGGAGTTTGGATTCCTAATCCACTGTTTATTGCATTTGAAACACCTGTAAACATTCCATTCGCGAGAGAAGCAAGACCTTCAGTGTTTCCACTCTTATCGGCCGCCACCATGCCATACGCATTTACGAGATTGTTCGCTTCGGGAACCCACTGTTGAGGCAAGTATTTATCTTGAGCAGCACAGTGCTGGACGTTATAAGACAATTCCCAATCCGGAATACCTGGATGATCTATATCATATTGTATAGCATGACCGGGCGATCCGTAAAACATTGCTGAGGACGTTTCAGGATTCATACGATCCACTAGCGATCCCCAGCTCGAACGCTGCTGGAATAGTCCACGGCTATCTGGGCCTGCTTTATCACCGTAATCAATATTTTGCAGAGTGCTTTCTTGGATTGCTGTCGCCACGGCGGTTACAATACATTTGCGAGTAGCACCCAATCTTTTACCGACTCCGATTATTATACCAGCATTAGTTTTTTGATCGTCGGTGATAGGCACACCTTTGACTGTCAATCCTGCGGTAGGTATGAAATTCTTATAATAAGTTTGCGCCCAAGCGGGAATCTGAGATTTTTGGGCAGGAGTGAGATGTCCACTCTTAGCGTTGAAAGCGGCTACGTTGATTCCCATTTGCTTGTTGATGAATTTGTCTGTGCCAATCAAATCACCAGGGAACCGTTCTTCGGGCTGAATTGTGCGAAGCTCAGGAATTACTACTGGAATGTGAAACTCCTTAACCTCACGAATCAGGTTGAGAACGAACTCAGCTCTCGTAGCGTTTGTGCGATTAACCTTCTTCCACTTGGTATATTCTCTCAACACAGCAATCTCTCGATCCTCAAACGTGAGAGTCAACTCATCACCCGACTTATCGAGTCCCGCGAGTCTAAACCACAGACCATCGACCTGTACGTCCAACTTGTTGGTCAGCTGACCACTAGACAGCACAGCTCTATCGTAGTCATTGATGACCACGGTAAGCGCGGACGATGCTTCAATCGAACGATCTATGGTGGCGTCCACGATTCTATCAGAAACATCGAACTGTATTTTGCTAGAAAAATACAGCATGAATGCTTGAATCCCGACATCTTCACCCATCAACTCACGTTGTACGGCAGCAGGATCGATCTGCGAAAGCTCTAGCTTACGAATCGCTGGTATGCTCTTAGACGGTTGTGCCATGGTTAACTGTTACCTAGGATTCCAGTGAATTGGTGGAACACGTCCACTTGTATCGGGCCGGTTATCCGCTGTTTCTTTCGAGAATGCCATTCCCTTAGGCACCGGAAGTACATTGGAATATGTAGACCCAGAAGTGCTAGGTGGAACTTTGATTGTTTGACCAGTTTTGACAGTTTTAGGATCACGAATTTTGTTGGCTTTCTTGATGGCTGCAACTGACACACCATGTTTCGCAGCAATCTTCCGCACAGTCTCTCCCGATTTAACGGTGTGTATCGTAAGTCCTGTAGTCGGAGACAATTTTTTCAACACGGTTTCGGGAACTATTTGTAGAAGGTGAACGGTTGCGTCTTGCCTCAAACGCTCGCCTTTTGTCCAACCTTTACCAGACCTCCAAATGGTTCTCGTTCCCCAATCAATTCCTTCGATAACCCACTTAGCTCCTTTAACTGGAGTAGGCCCATCAATCATGATTGTTCTGGGAGGTGTAAGATCAGCATTGGGAAGAAACATTCGATTGAGTTCTTGAATATCTTTTTCCACACTCACATTACCAACCCATCCATCAAACATGATAGACAGATCCATTCTCCACGGATCAGTACCAACCCACTGAACGGCTGAGGTTCTACGCGGACGCTCAACTAGATTGTAACGTGCTCCACCACCCGTAATCACGGGAGGCGCTTCTCCGCGTCTAACCATGATATTCGGCCCGTTAGGCAGACACCGAATGAGATAATAATTACTAACGTCTAGCGGCATAATCTTGGTTTGCCCTCGCTACTGCTTCGGCTAGAACTTTGCGGTCTAGCATGATTTGTACGTGAACTGGTCTATCACTTCCCATATTTGCGAAGCTGCCTATGGGATTCACGCTTTCTCCACCATGAGCCATAATCAGTTGAGGCGATCCCGTAGGCCCAGGTACAGTTCCTCCACCCTGGAATTTGAAGGGAATAAAATCTCCGAGATGAAATATATCATGCAAGACCTGTCCAAAGTGGCCTCCGCCACCTCCATGAGGAGCAGCAGTAACCTGCCTGCCCGGAATCATAGTACGTGCATATGAACCAATTCCACCGCTTAAAACACTGGTAATACCATGTCTCAACCAAGGCGGAATACTCTTCCACAACTTGCCAAACCAACCAATCAAACCCTGAACTTCTTTCTCTACCGCTTTCATGTTTGTAACAATTTCGAGTAGCAGACCTGGTACAACACCGAACGGCCCAAAGCCGTTTATCAAAGCTTGACTCAATTGTTGTGAATGATTTACAATCCATTTCCACGTAGTCTGCACCAAATCGTGGAACTTCTTCCAATGGAAATACAAATATACCAACAAACCTATCACAATTACTATACCAGCTGCTAGAGCAACAGGCCAAAGAGCCAAAGCTGCACCCGCTCCTTCTGCACCAGCCGCTGCTGATTCTATACCAAAAAGACCTAAAAACTGTCTGGATAATCTCGCAAGAATTCCACTTCTCTCAAAATCCTTAGATGCTTTATACCAACCGCTCAAACCACCAATTTTTTCTGCTTCTTTCATCGCAAAAGCCCATGCAATCCATGCAGGAATCAATTTGCGTAGCTCACCATAAAGGCCCCTTGCTCCCATCGCTTCAATTTGCGATTTTTCAAGATCGGTAAGCAAGATGAGCGCTCCCTTAACAGGAGCTAGCGAAAGTCCATATAGATCCATGGCAACACTTGCCGCAAGGAGCGCACCTTTTTGGATGAAAAACAAAGTTGTGAGAACGCCTACAGCAATTCCGAGTGTTTCAGCTGCAATACGTCCAGCACCGAATGCGTTGGTCAATTTATCTATTGGCCAAAATACATAATTGACAACTTTGTACAGGAAAAGAAATGATCCGATAAGTCCCTTCATGAAACCATCAAGAAACATAAACGTGTTAAGAAGAGCATGTGAAGCGGGAGTCAACCGCTTATCCATCGCTTCTGCAATAGCAGTAAGCGTTACAGGTGCATTCGTTTTGCTCAACTCACCCAGCAGGGCTTTATCAATTCCTCCAAGCGCGTCAGTCAATTTGTTGAAAAGCCCAAGCGATGCATGACCAGAACCGAATCGCAGAATATCTTTGAACGTCGACCATGCACCGGAGAACGTACTCGTAGACAATCGCGTAGCAGCGCCCGCAAAGCCCTTATTTGTATTAGTAAATTTAATAAAAGCTTGCGCTGCGGTATTTGCGTCAATCAGACCAGCAGATACTTCTTGTCTGATTACTATACCCGTTGTGTGGAATGCAGCTTCCAACGCTTGAACCATCGGAATGTTGTCTTTGCCCATCTGATACAAAAGCTGACCAGTCAATCTTCCGATATCAAACATGTGAGCCATAGCAAGCGAAGCTCTTTGGAACGCCGCTCCCGAAGTAACACCCATTGCCGACAAAGAGTTGGCAATAGCCATTATAACACCATTTGTTTCTTTGAGATTTTTAGTGAATGGCAACAAATGCTGAGTCGCCTGCACAATATCGGGGAACTGGAATGGAGTTTTCGCTGCTATGATATACAGACCATTAAGCTCTTTCTTGACACCTGCGGCAGTTGGGATAAATCCCTTGAATGCGACCTGAGCATTCTGCATCACACTGTTAAACGCGAAGCCCATCTTGAACAACTCAGTCGTTGCACCAACAATACCGAGAGTACCGTAAAACAGGAAACGTCTAGCCATGAACAATGCTTGGTTCATCGCAAACGAACGTGCCGTAGCACCTTTCATGGCTTTATCGAGCGCGACAGTATCTCTAGACATAGACCTAGTAGCAAGACCGGCTTTAATCATCTGAGCCTCGTACTCAGGCCCGCCTGTCATGTAGAGTCTGACTAGAATCTGTTGTGCACCACTAAGTGAACTAAATGCCACTTGTCACCCTAACGCTTGAATAGCTTGCCGACTTGATTAGCGATATCCACAGCCAAACTATGATCCAGCTTAGTTCTCACATTCACTACTTCTTGAGCTACTAGCAACATAATAGCTCGCTCCAGACCATCAGTAGTTTCAAGGAATCTCATGGGATCTAACCCGAGAGCACCCAACTGTCCAGCAGTTTTGATACTCTCAGTATCTATTCCCCCAGTTGCCACAATTCTGCTTCAAGATCAGCCTTCGTGTTTTGCAACCACCGCTGTAGACGTTCAGCGTGATTGATGACAGCCATGTCGTTTCCACCGAACAACTTTCTTACCACTTGACGAGCACTTCTTACTTCTCCATTCAGATTCATCATTTCAGCTAACCGTGGATCGAACATCATAGGCATACCTGTTTCCTGTGGATCAAGCATCACAGGTTCAGGTACGTCCTCGGGTTGGACATACAATCCATCGCAGAGATAGATCATAGTGTCCATCGCTGTAAAGAGGTTCCGCGACCAAACGTCTTTTACTTCACGCTGAACCTTTTGAGCTATTACTGCAAGCTCCTTGCCATTGTTAGGCATATGATATCGAACTTGCAGACCAATTCGCTCGTATCCCTTTATGGGAATGTATACATCTCGTGTTTCGCTTAGCTCACGTAGCTCTTCCCTGAAAACATCGATAAGCGAAAAATCGGCCCCCGGTTGAAAAGACAGCACAGGCCCCGAGACGATAGTGTCGTCTAGTTCAGTGTGTTCACCTTGAGCGCTTACATCTTCATCTGAAGCTTCAACCCCAAGTGTTTCATCACCGATTTTGTTCGTGTATTCGTCTGCCATGCTCTCTCCTTTCCATGGCGGTTGCTAATTCAGACTCTAATTACCGATTCACCGGGGGCCTTCTGGCTAGTATAATTGCGTCGAAGTCGATGAGACTTAGAGCGAATGACAGTAGCCCGCCAGCCAACCAGGCGAACGCATTTCCTGAATCGAACACACTTGTAGAGATTAGTACCGCGACGGCGAAGCTAACTATCGCTCCTACGATGAGAATTAGATGAACCATTATGCTGCGTGTGGAGGACTGTCGGTTGACACTTCAATTTCGATCATTGCGGCAGCTGTGGCTTCCGAGTCAACATCGGGAACTAGGACTCGCTTGAGAATGCCATGCCAGAAGATCGAGTCACCGTAAGGGTGTCCATTCTGATCCATCGGAGTCTGTGAGACTGTGACAACACCGTGACCCACAGCTCCCAATATGACATTGATGTCCTGGTGATCGTCAACGCCATCGTACAATCTCTGTAGCACGACGTTGGCAGGAGTTACTCTACCACCTAGAGAAATCTGATCGTTCATTCCTCCGGGGTAATACTTCACTTCATCCGAATCCAACTCACCGCCGGTTTTCTTGTCCCAAATTCCGAGTGAATTTCCCAGCAGCGTTACACGTATAACCCACGTATCCTGGCGTAGACCGTGTGTACGCTTTGGAATCTGAGTAGCAGCCATTTATTAACCTCCTCCCACCAAATTGAATTACAGCGTCTGAGTGATCTGGCGCTTCACGATCTGGATGATAACCGCCTCGGCGAACGGTGCCATCTTGACTCTGCAAACTGCGTGAAGCTCGTTGTTTGCAATTGTCGAGAGAGTATTCACATCGGGGCCTGTATCGACAGCAAACGCCTGTGCGGGTGTATCACCGAAGAATTCACCAGCACTGTAATGAAGCATGAGCTGACCAACTAGAGCATCGTCGAATGCGTTGATCGTACTTCCGTTCTGGCCGTCGATCATATCGAACATGAAGTTCTCGCCCACGAGATTCAACTCAGCAGCCAGATCAATGAAAAGCCGCGCATTCCCGAAATCAACCCAGGAAGGATCACTCGCTGCATTTGTGAGTGAACGCCATCCGTAGTTCCTGATACCGCCATACAGTCTGCGGATGATATTCACGCTACCAGCGTTGAGCGCGGTTCTAACCGCATCCGTGAAATCAGGCTGAGTCAAGTCAGTCACGAATGATGCCTGACCCAAGTTACCTGCGGCAGGCATGTTAGCTCCGTAAGCAGGATCATTACCGGCAATCATGCCAGCGATGTATGCACACGGAGGAATTGCTCTCACCGTTCCAACTGTAACACCTGGAATGATAACCCATGGTGAGAACGCCGCACCCATTCGACTCACTGAATCAGCAGCACTTGACAGAAGTGTTGCTTGCGTGGGCGAATCAGGTAGATCAGCGAGATACACCCTGTTATTCGCTTCCGCGTGAGTCTTGAGTTGGTTGTGAGCCACCGAGCTTGTCCTACCAGGCTCAGAAACCTGACCCGGCCCGAGACTTGGTGAAAACAAAGCAAGTGCAACGGCCCATTCGTTATCAGTGATAGTCGCCCTTTGATCGTTACCAGCAGACATCGCGGCAGGCGCGACGTTCGCCGGGTTATTTGCACTTGCGCCAAGCGTGATTCTGATGTAGTTACTGTACTGACTCCAAGAAACAGCCGCTCCCTGAGTTAGCAGATCGCTAGACTGTTCAAGAACGACGTTGTTGATATCGGTTACCTGGATTTGGAATGAGCCGCTTGCACCACCGGCAACCACACCAACCTTGTATTGGTTCGACCATGCACCAGGCCCGAAAGCTGTAGCAACCAAGCTGATAGCGGCACCCGCGTCATTCAAGTTAAGGAATCCGCTTGTAGCTCCTGGGCCAACCACTCTTCCGATGTAGACATTTTGTCCACCCTCGCGGAAGAAAGTTTCTACAGCATCACTCAGTACGCTGTAAGACTGTCTTGCACCGTACACGGTATTGAACTGAGTGAGACTCTGCATCAGCATAGCTACGTTTGCAGGCCCACGATCCGTAGTTCCTGTCGCAAACCAAGTACCAGTGTCAACCGAAATTGAGACTGGTGTAGCTACATCTAGCAGACTTACGAGTACACCTGGTCTACCCGGCATTAGGTCTTAACCTCCTCTCCAACCGTGCTAGTTGTATTTGCAGGCTCAACTTCAGGTTGAGGTGCGTTCTCAGTTTCGAGCACGACACCTGTGGCATCGATGAGATTACCAGAAAGCTCCTCGTTACCAGCAGCAGCCAAATCTTCGTCAGTCATGTCGATGTAGTCTCCTGGCGCAACCCAGGGACAAGTGCCATCTGCCTTGAAGATTTCGTGTGCGTGATTACCGACGAACCTGTACTTCGTGGGAGTCACTGATTTTGCTTTAGTGTCTGCCATTTATTTCACCTCCTAGCTGTCTGGCAATTGATCGATTTCGATGATAACCTCTTCGACCTCTGGGTAATCGGGCGGGGCCGTGATAATCGGAGTATCCGGGCCAGCCCACTGATTCATGATATCTTGGATATCCACGCTAAACCAGAGGCTTGCGGCCTTATACAATTGATGCTGATTCGTGATAGGCAGATTGACGTATGTTTCTTCGATCGGATAGATTTCCCGAATCCCATAGATTTCTCCGCCAAGATCAGCTTGCTGTGCAAGCATGGCTCTCACCGCAGCACCGTAACCCTTGACACGCAGATTTGCTGACTGTTCATCTTTTGCGCCAGTGGCTACGCCGACTCCTAATCTCCAGACCACTCGATATGATCCATCACCAGTTTTTACTGGTGGACTCATCCAACCAGGGGATATCACTACAACCTTGGGAATCTTCTCTCCCGGCTCAGCCTCGAAACTATTGCGAGTCGTGTAATTCTCTGGGTGTGGGAAAAGATTTTTTGACACTCCCAACTGACGAGCAATCTCTGCGAGATATGTCGGGAACCATTTCTGTAGCGTAGCTGTCACGGCTTCCTCGATTTGCGAAGCAGACAGCATCCTCCCGAAAACAGCACTAATGGTGCCGGTTGCGCCAGTTGTCGGTATTACTGGTGGGACTACGTTAGTCACAAGTAATCGCCCCGCTACGTCGCCCTAGAACGGAATGCTTTCATCGTGGAAGCCTGTTCTATCGAAAGGCTGCAAAATATGAGTGGCAATCATATCGCGCCAATTCTGTTCGTCCTTCTCACGAAACTTGAGAAACGGACGTGCAGGAATTTCATGCACAAGATTCTCGGAGCCATATTGATGCACGAAGGCCCAGGGTCTATCAGTACCAAACTCAAATCCTACTGGACTCTCATCTATGGTTAGAACTTGATGCTCTGCACCGGGAACTGTGAGAGATTCAATCAGCTGTCCGGTATCGATGAGAATCGCCGAATGGCCTTTTTTCTCAATTGTACTCGGAGCCAGACGTTTCCACGATCCGCCACCTCTACGACCTTCACTGATAAAGACTTGGTTTACAATTTCCATCATATCTAGGGCTATTTCATACTTGACCGGCCCAAGATCCACAGCCCTCTTACCGCTATCGACCATACGGTCAGCCACGATCTTTGGCGTCCCATAGTCCGTTATGTGGAGAACCATTGCCATGTAATCACCTAGAGAATCATACTGAGGGTGAATGCTCTATCTGTGTCATCCACCGGGAAGAAGTCTACAGCTTCAAGATCATCTACCGAGGGGCCTGGGGTTGTACCCACGCCACCCTCGATAACCATAGTTCCTTCAACGATAGCCTGTAGCATGGCAATTGCTTGATCGTACAACCGCTGTGCGAAGTTTTGATTATCGATAATCAGCGACGTTCTAGCTGAAAGCTGAAAGTAAAGACTAGCGGCAATCAGCATCGAGGCTATCTCACGAATAGTGTCAGGCGTCGTGGTGGGAGTCTGCCATGACATCAGTGTTACCTGATCGACTACTCGACTGAGATACGCTCGAACGATGCGAGCCGCTGAGACTTGAATCAAATCTGTGTTATCCGCAGTAGCCTCGATAACATCGCCGTCCAGGTGAGCATTAACATCATCAAGCGTCGCCATAATCTCGATAGGCGCTGCGTTGAATACTGGCTCTGTCTGCTCGACGTTTCCATCTTCATCGACAAGATCAACCCGATACCAACCGATGCCGACATCGAGAGTCGCCTTTTCAGTGGTAAAGTAGAGAGGCTCAGGATCAGCGGGATCAATCGCAAGAACTGCGATAGCCTGCGAATCAATCAGATTCCACGGCCCCATATCAGAGGTGGACTCGTTGATCTTTAGCTGATTCCAGTGCTTTCCATCGTATCTCGGAATCAGCTCATAGTTTCTAAACGATACGATCATCTGATCCTCCCTGTTGCCCTCGGTACTATCCGTCCACGAGTCGTGTGAATTGCTTTACCCGCACCTACCACATAAATGTCGCCGCGTGTCATATGTACGATCTTACCCGGTTTACCAGTAAGGAGTCCGGCGATCTTAGCAACCCCATCATCATAACCTGTGAAGAAATCGGCCCCCCGCTCAAAAACCCGCACAGCAGACGAATCGAACGTAATGACGATATCGAGTGAACCGAGTACGATGTGATAAACAACCGCCTCATTGACGACACCATTCTGATCGATGGTTGCCTGAGCAAACTGGTAGCTGACGGTTTCTGTCGTTGTACTATTGGCATCGAGTCCAACCTTGCTTGTGCCAATGCTACCGATTTCACTGATGAACGTGCTACCACCGTCAGAGATAATCTGTGCGACAAGTGCAAATGCCTCAACTGTACTAGTGTTCGTGTCACCAATCGTAACAAGGATCGAAGCCGTTGTTTCGGCTGTAGCACTGTTTGCGTCGGTGGTGGTGACTGTGGCATTTGTGTTGGTCGCCGTTTCTGCTGTGCTGCCGTTACTATCAGTAAACGTGATCGGCGCTACAAGCAGAGATATTTCAGTGACCGTGCTATTTGTGTCACTAGCGGCGACCTGATTGAATGTCGCGTTACTACCCGCTTCTGTCGTTGTCCCGTTTGCATCGGTACCCGTGACAATCGTCTTGGGCGTAGAAGTTTCAGTTAAACCATTGGCGTCACTAATTATGATTGACGCTACAAAAACACTAGCTTCGACTGGTACACCGTCTGTGTCTGAGCTGATTGGTTTTGCAACAATCGCAGGAGCTTCGGTTGTTGCTCCACTCGTATCAGCCGACTGTGGATTGAATGTGGGAACTCCCGCTGTTTCAGTTACAGTTCCGCTTGTGTCAGTTGCGGGAATTGGAGTACCTGTTCCAATCGAAGCGGTATCTGCGATAGTTCCTACATCCGATGTTTGAGCGATCCCAACGGTAGAAGTGGCTTCAGTTGTAGTTCCATATACGTCGGTAGCTATTAGATTTGTAACGATTACCGATGCTGTTTCGGTCGTTACACCATTCGTGTCAGGCGTTAACTGGTTAAACGCGAAAGCTGCTGTCTCAGTTGTTGTGCTATTTACATCAATCAGAGCGGGTTTATTAATTAATGAAAGCGTTTCAGTTGTTGCACCGTCTACATCACTACTACCAATCTGAGAAGTAAGCGGGGCTGATTCAGTAAGAACACCATCGACATCAATACCATTCAATTTTGCGACAGACGTTGCAACATCAGTTGTTGTTCCGTTGACATCTGTAGCTGAAATAGGTGTCGAGGTTACGAACCATTTGTTCCGCAGGTAACTTTCGGCTTGTTGACGCTCCGTATCAGTGAGCACACGATTGTAGATCAGGACTTCGGCAACCTCGCAATCACTCGTCTCAGTTCCGGGAGATACATCGTAACCGCTCAATCCGAATGTTCCACCCAAATCCTGCGAGCCACTACCACCATTTGTCAGAAATGTTCCATCCGAAAACATTCGCACTGGATTCGTGCCAGTTTTATCGAATGAATACAGTTTCCAATCAGTAGTTACAGGAGGACAACTCGTTGGTTGTCCAGCAGCCCACGCACCATCAAACAGACAATCCTGCTGACCAGTCCACCAGCCAAACAGTAGGTTCTCCGGGAAAACAGCAGCGCCAATTCGTTGTGCATTTGCACCCGTCGAAGTCATGTGTGCTACGTACAACAACGTGAACGGAGACGATGCACCCGTACCATTCAATCGTATAGCGCCCTGACCAGCTAGGAAACGCACAACACCTTTTCCTTGCAATCCAGGCGTCACATATGTCGGCGACGGGGTTCCAAGCACAGTTCCCGGTACAGCAGCATTCGCTAGATTCGTCCATGAGCTTACGCTTGCCCCGTTACCTAATCCAAGTTGAGAAGCGTCAAGCCAAACTGCCAACCCCGTTACCGGAATTAGTGCAGCTGACTCGGTAACTGTTCCATTCGTATCGCTCGCTGAAATAGGAGTAGCTGCACCGCTGACACTGGCACTCTCGGTCGTTGTGCTATTTACATCTGTGTTTGAAACTTTAGCAACGCTAGTTGTTGCTTCGGTAGTAGCACCACTTGGATCACCTATAGCGGAGATAGCGGTTGTCAGATTTTCAACCGACGATCCGCTATCCGTTCCCGAAACGAGTGTCGATGCTACAATACTTCCACTTTCAGTTGTCGTGCTATTGGCATCGGTATCTGAAATTGGTGTATTAACGGTAGGCGTGAAAGTAGGAGTTGCAAGACGACTACCACCAGCTGCTTGTCCGGTGCGAATCTGAACATCTGAGTTGTTACTGCCTCCCGCCGTTGTAATTTCCCAAGCAAGAGCAAAGAACAGATACTCGTTGTTGAGTGTGATCGGTGTACCGGGATTCCAGGTGATAACGGAAGTCACGTCAGCCGTAGTTGAAAGAGCAGCACTCGTCGATCCAACTATAATGGCACTCGTCAGTTCAGTGTAAGGGCCTGAAAACGCACTTGTGGACTTGAATACACGCATACGCATTCGGCCCGCCTGTGCTGATGCCGTGGTCGCCCTGACAGCAAACGTGAATACCCACGGTGCAGCCGCAAACGTGCCGTTCAGAGATGCAGGTATTTCAAACGAATCGTTGCCCAGAGCCGTAGCAGGTACAGGCGTTGTACTGAAAGTGCCCGAACCAAGCTTGGTTCCTACTGCGTATTGCGACATGTTCGTAGACGCAACTTTTGCAACCGTCCAGCCGTCTGCACGAGTCGCTGCCGTCTGGTCTACGCCGTCAGCGAGTGCGGCGCCACCGCCACCACTTATCACCCCGGTGGTGACCGTATAAGTCTTGGGCGATGCAATTCCACCGCCAACATCGTCGAGCCGTGTTGCTGTGCTTGTGCTCGAAATGAAGATGCCAATATATCCACTCGTCCAAGTGGTATCTGTAATTGTTCCACCGACCGCCGAGAAGTTGACAGCCGCCGCAGCCTTATACTGAATTTGATGAACACCTGCGGCAGTAACAGAGACACCAAATGCATCTCCTGCCGCTAATGCCTGTGTCACCGCAAGGATGGTTGTGAATGAACCGCCCGCCGTGTACTTCGCGATCCGAAGCTCGGTTGTGCTAACGTTGTAATACAGGCGATAGCCGTTGGGCGTAGCTGTGCCGTAGTTGGTGACGAAATATTCAACACCAGCATTACCACCAGTAGCCGCATATGTACAAAATGCCTCGATTGGCCCAGTCAGTGAACCGAGCAATGTGTTGACAGCATCGCCAGAAGCAGTAGTCGCCGTCAGTCCGATTGCATTGCTAATAATGGACGGACTGATATCTGTCGAGAACGTTGGTGCAGACCAATCAGAACCAAGCGACGACGCATTTGCCCGGTTGGCATTCTCGAATACTGCTGTACTAGGAAATGCCATTAATTCATCAGCTCACACGCTCGAATTTGTAAGAGCAACCAGGTTTGTCAGTGATTTGACCAGGATGCGTAGGCCACACGTTACAGCCATTCAAATAGTACGAGTGTTGGCGGTCGGTACATTGGAATTGATTGTTTGGCAGCAATGCCAACAATGGACACGCACCAACAATCGGCGGTTCACCCATTTCACCTTGGAATGGATCACCCCAACAACATTGTCCACAACGACAACATTCACCCGTACGGATGAATATGCCATCTTCGTAAGTGAAAATTTCGGTTTCAGTTGTTGGCATTAAAAAAGGTGGGGGATTAATCTTCCGGCGGGAAAGACTAATCCCCCACGTCTGTCACGAGAAGGTTATCTGCGCGGTTAGCGTCCATGTTCCCGACGCCTTCGTCCCGAGGGCAGCTACTTTACGGTTTAGGTTTGTTGTACCAGTTGTGAATCCACCACCAGATGCTACAGTTGCACTAGCTGCAATCGTCCACTCTGCCCAAACGTAGTTAGCCTCAGACGTAATGAAGTCTGATTGAAAACTTACCGTCTGATTTGAGCGCGATGGATAAGTTGCATTCATCGCTTTGTAGAAATGGTTCGATGCAGCTTGAAGATCAGTCTGCGTAGCCGCTTCTGCTGTGCTACTATCGCCAACTCCTGTGAAAGCGTTGGCATTTGACCATGGGTTTGTGCTTGTCTGGTTTGTCAGAACAGTTGCAATCATGGTCATATCCTGCAACCGCTGAATACCCTCGTTCAACAGAAGGTTTCCAACGATTTCCTTGGTTATCTCAGCTTCACCCACAATCGCACGTAGAACGAAGCTAGAGATTCCTTCCTTAATAGGCACAGGCTTCGGAACCAACACATGCCTGACTGGTTGGACTTGTGAAAAACGCGCCCCTTTCAGAAAAACCGGCACAGGAGCAAGTGGGCCTGGCATATGTGTGAATCCGCGACTATCAAGCTTCTTACGCGCGAAGTCTACAGCCTCTTCACTCCACTTTTCACAAATCCATGTGGTTTGGTGGTTAGCTGTGTCAAGCACTTGCATCACCCGCTTGTGCTTCGTCGCCAGTTACAGCGTGTTTGTAATCCAGATTTGCCATAACTCTGACTTCATCTGGAACCTCTTCACCCTTTGATTCGAGGTCATTCACGATTTGCTTGGCTTCCATGACTACCCGTTCGATGGTAGGCATATCAGGGCGAGGCACGATACTCGATGGATGCAAGTCAGCATTCTCTCCACCGAGAGCACCGTTTTCCTTCAACTGCTCGATTTGCTCTTTACCCTGTCCAGCAGCCTTCAAATCATCGTCGGACACCAACTCACCCGGAGCGTAATCCTTCTCAATCACCGGGAGATGTAGACGTGTCAATGCCTTATACGACATGGCTCACGCCCACTTACTTAGTTGTTGTCGTCGTGGTGGTTGATTGCGATGGTGGTGTCTGTGCAGGTGTCTTGGGTGCAATTTGCTTTTCGCCACCAGTGATTTCACTTTCATCGGGCGGATTCTCTTCCATGTACTTCATGGCTTCGACAACCTGACCAGATGCCATTGCCTCGCCATACTTCTCACGCTCATATTCAGCGGGAGCCTTATCAGGTGGAAGATCCTCAGGATACTTGTCCTCGCGAACTGCACCGATATCGACAAGCTCCTGCCACTCTTCATCACTGATCTTGAGCTTGCTCTGTGAAATCTCCTCGCCAACATTGATTCTGTTGACAGACCGACCCCACTCATCTCTTTCTACATCGAAGTTATTCCACGCATAAAACGTCGCCATGTTTTTCCACCTCCTAATGAATGGCAATGATTAGAATGCTGTGGCCGAGAATGCCGTCTGAATGAGATAACCGGCACCGGGAGTCACGATCTTAAGATCGTACTTGGTTGACACACGAACGATGTCAGCCTTGCGAGGCTCTTCACGCCAACGATCCGTAGGCCGGATAGAGCCGTCAGGATAGATCTGATTGAACGTCTTGCCGAACGTCATCTGCTGGAGTCCAGGGTTAGGATCGACAATACCGAGCCACACATCTTTACCCCAGAACGATGAAATAACGTTAGCGGCATCGATATTGTTAGCCGTGTTATACACCGAGTCCACAGTAAGAATCTGACCCTCGAATCCAGTCAGAAGCTGGAACGCATTAGCCATCGTCAGGCTGAACGTCTTGAAGCGATCAACCACACGAGGATGGTTCTCGATGTACGACATTCCCAGCGCAGGAATGACAAGCGTGTTGGGATATCTGTACGTGGCAGCATAAATAGCACGCATACCCACGAGGATATCGTTAACCGGGTTCGACGTAGAAGTCGTGCCACCAGTGTAGTTATCCCACTGAGATGCACCCGACAACACTGTCTTGTTGTTCGTACCATACTGAGACGGATCACGAACGAGAGTGCTGACCTTCAATTCGTGATCGAGCATCAGTGAGCGCGTAGCGAGGTTAGTAGCATCCAACTCAGGGTTGATCTGCATAGGGCCACCGAACACGGGGTTAGCATAACCACCCTGAGACGTGAGCTGCTGACGCTCTTCATCGTAAATCGGGACTTGTAGGGAACGCTCGCGAGTGTAGAATGTATCCTCACTCCACTTCGCACCCAAGATTTCATTTGCGACCGTTCCCGGTTCGCGTCCCGACTCGAACACTAGCCAGTTGCTTCTGTCGAATACGCGGTACCTTCCCGACTGAGTCATTACGGGAGTAGGGGGGAAGATTCTATCTCCGTAGAGAGCCTGATCCTTAAAACCAACAGAGAAGTTGGTCAGGATAGGATCTACGTAAAGGGTACCTGGATCGTACATTGAGTAGTCTCACCACCTTCCGAATAATTGTGGGTTTACGGCGCCAAACCTGCGTAAGGCTCAAGACGAACAGTGATCTGATCGAGAGGATTCAGAGCAGGGGCGCCCGTGCAGGTACCGATAACACGTGCGCCAGTCGTAGCAACGACAGCCTGACCAGACGCATTGATAGCTACGATCGAACCAAGTGGAATTGCGGCAGCAGCTTCCATGATCGTCTCGCCCATCGTGCGACAAGAGGCACCCTTACCACGCGGAAGCTCTGTGGCAGATACTCCGAACTGTACAACACCAGCGATAACATCAGTGATTGCAGCAACTGGAACCACCGACGTTTCAGTCTGACCAGGCAGGAACTTTACAGCGCGATACTTCGTAAGAACAGCACCAGCGCGATAACCCTTATCGAGAACAAAGTTACCGTGTGCACCAGCCATTGATTAATTCACCGCCTTTCGGGCAATTAGATTAGGCAGGCAGAGCAACTGAGTAAGCCTCGGCAAGATCGGGATGCCTCTTACCAGCCTCAGTGATTGCCGCCATGTAATCCATTTCAGGATTGTCCTTCTGGATCTTGCTAACGACTTCCGCGAACAACTTGCGGGCAGTTGCGATACCAGGCGCGGAGCTGGTATCAACGATAGGCATATCGTCGGTTGCGCTGCTACCGATTTCGCCGAATTCCACGATACCACCATTGACGATGGTTCTCATGCAATCCTCGAACTCTTCGATAGTAGCAGTACCTTCCGCGAAATGCTTGTGAAGCTCCGTAACCTTGCTGAGCGACATCGAGCTAAGACCCTTTGCAGTTTCCTTGAGTCCAAAGCCCTCAGCCTTACGCACGCGAGACACAGACTCACTGAACTGACGTGCGCTATTCTCACGATCACGATTCATGAGCTTGTTGTGCTCACCCCAAAATGCGGGATAGTCCTCAGCGAACTTGCGCTCCTGAGAAGCAGCATCCACGGTACGCTTCAACTCAGTCAGTTCACCAAGCTGAAGTCGAGCAGCCTCGATAACATCTCCATCCGAGGTAATACCCAGAATGTTGCGCAGTTCATACTCCTGTTCTACACTCATTCCCTCAGACAATTTCTTCCCTCCTCTCGGCGGTGTTGTAGGTGGTGTGACGGGTGTGACTTGTGTGACGTTTGTGGAACTTGTTGATTGTGGAGGTGTGATTAATGGTGTGATTGCGGGAATCGGTGGAGTTGTGCCTCCTTCGGGCAATCCAGTTACAGGATCGTCGTATGCACCAGGAGGCGTCTCACGTCTCCACTGATTCACAATAGCGGGATCAGTGATACCTGACTCAGGCCCCAAGTTAGGCGCAGGCGGTGTACCTGTTCCAGGCTCAGAATGCTCCCACTCCTTCGATTCTTTGAAGGTATAACCAGCCTGTTCAAGCAGATTGGCAGCCGAGATAATCGCTTGCTGCATCTCGGGGTTAATTGCATTGGGGTCGATAATGTTGAGATTTTCTTCTAACGTTTCACCCATGCTGGGAGAACCTCCCGCGTTCGACAACATCTTTCGTGCACGAGATTGCAGACTATTCTTCATGCTGGCACTCAGCCAACTACCAGCCTGAGGAATACGAGCAATAGCATTTCTTAGGTGTGGCAAATCGATCTTGCCATCGGAGCCTTTATACGGGAAGTGCCTTAGGCTTCGGGGGACAGTTTTACCCTCGCTGTCTTTCGATCCACCGGGTTGCACGTACAAGAAGGCACTATCGGGAAGATCGTTTACTGTCTTAGTCGTCCAGACAGCGAACTGTTTCTTTGTCTCGTAATCCAACTCCTGCCACATAGCCTCGGAGAAGTTGATGGGCATCATGTTCTTGGCAACCGGCCGATTCGTGAAACCTCCGCCAGTAATGACATCTTGCCATTCTTTTCCGTTGTTGTCAGTCCACAAATCCTCCCATTCGAGTGAGAAGTATCGCCACTTCTTCTCACCCAACTCCTTACGTGCGTCGTCAGTTAGCTCGATGCGTGCAAACAAGCTGGGAAGCGTAGGATCTTGCGAATGCGGCTTAATAGCCAGTTCCTTGAACCACCCGCTTGCCTGATTACCCTTCGCACGATCCATACCGTGATTGAAGTCGGTAGCGATGTCTTGACCACGAACACGACTGTTGAAGTTCTGTACAAACCGCTTCAACTTGTCATACGTGATCGAAACTTGTCCGTACTGAGGTGTGTGGAAAATCTTGGCAGGCAGCGCCTCAATCCAGATTTCGTTTCCGCCATCGATTTGCGGTGTATCAACTAGGGCGAATTCTCTCATCTATTTAAAATCACCCCCTCTCTCGGAAAATTGAGTCTTGCAAACTCCCCAAAGAATTCAACAGCAGCTTTATCATAAGCTTTGGCTGCTTCTTCTTCAGAATTAAAACGACCCAAATTTTTATTTCTCCCGTTTATTTTGATGTATTTTAGATCCACGTCACCTCCTTTCCCGTGAGAAATGAGCCACTGACCCACATCGTGTAATCCGTTTCGCAATTCTCGATGAAGTACGCCGAATAGTTTACACCGTGTGTAATAGTTCTGATGTAATAAAGCCGTTCGTTCTTGACGAAGTATCTGTTGAGTTTGACTTTTGGCAACGCGGCGGCCTCCGCTCCAAAAGCAGCACAGGCCATGTCCTGAATTGGAACAGTGACTTCATCGTCAACTGCACGGGTATGACTGTGAGCCATTAGTGAGCACCCATTGGTGGGACTCCAACATTACCAGTCTTAACTGCTCCTGGAGTGACATTGCCTTTTTGGTTAGCTACTGCTGCCTTGGGGCCCTTGCCATTAGTAGGTGGTGTGGTTTGTGTACCATTGGTTTGTGTGGGCGCGGCTTTACCAGCGGCAGCAGCGAGGATTGCTTCGGGAGTAAGTGGGGTGACATCTTTGGGAGTGACTGGAACTGTGGGTTGTGCATCAGGAAGCTTGTCGGGCATGTCAAACGTCTCCCTGATCCAGTTCTCGGTATCCATGTCAGTCGTCAATGCACCCTGAGCAAAGAGATTGGCGAGCGCAGCGCCAAGCATTTGGAGGTCGCGCGTCTCGCCAATATTGCGACACTTGAGTTGTGGGAAGTTCTTGGTGGGAAAGTTCCACACGACAAGCTCGGGAATGAGATACATGTTGATTGTTTGGGCGATGTAGTTAGCGACGTGTTTCATCGCCTTCATGAACATATCAGCTCCTGTGGAAGCTGTGTTTCTTCCACCGCTCCCACCGGCGACCTGCATTCCCATGACAAGGAACTGACCCATGACGTTAGCCATGATCGCCGCGTTATGATGTTCCGCCGATTTAATGACATCGACGAGTTGTGTCGAAGGCTCGATGAAGTCGATTTCAATGGTGGGCGTCTGAATGACGAAACTTTCTTCGTTCGACCTCAAGTTGCGCAACAAGGTGCGCAACATAATCTTATCGCTTTCCTTGGCTCCAGGGAGAACCTTGCCACGCGGGATACCAATGGCGTGCCGTTCTTTCTGGATAGCATCCATCTTATACATATGTGTCTTGTAGAACCAATGCGGGTAGGCAGTTCTAAGGATCGACTTGCCCTGGAGGTTTCCACCCGATTTGTTCCACGAGAAAACCATCACCTTAGCGATATCTATGGTGACTTGCTTGCTAGTGCCATCCGACTGAATAGCGCCCTGAACGACTTGTGTTGGGCCACCGTTGTTATCGTAGACAATCTCTTGCACCGTTTGCGCTGGACGCACACCGAGCTTCTTGAGCATCGTATACGTCTTGGTGTTGGCGCCTTTTGCTGAGGCACTCCATTCCCTTGTCTCGTAAACCTTTTCCACGACCGAGTAGCCATCTTCACAGAAGTGGAGTATGTCCTCAAGCGAGTTGTTGAACGGGGCCGTCATGCCCTCAAAGAGATTATTCTCAATGAACTCGGCAACCAATAGATCCGCGGGGTCATTACTGTAAGGCTCGACGTAATAGTCAGCACCGAGGATAGGAGTTTTCATGACACGCACAGACATATCCACGGTCGAGTCCCGCATCATCTTCCAGTAAGTCAGGATAGATGTGTAACCAGGCGCTAGATCAGGTACGATCTCCCTGATTACAACGGGGACAGACGAGCCTAGCTCGCTATTCAAGTCAGGCCGTGGAATTTGTCCTAATGCTTGATTGCCAGCGTTAAGCCCACTAGTTCCAGTCGGAATGTTCTTCGCTGCGGTACCAGCGACTTGTGGCTTCTTGGGCGACTTGCTTGATTTGCGTCGGGGTATAAGTGCCATGTGAGTGAGTTAGTGCCGTTTGCAACGAGCGGGGCCGTGGTTTACAAAGGCCGCACAGGAGCAGATTGGGCTGTTATTTGGGTGTGAACTAATAGAGCGTGGTGCCCAGTGTGATGTGGTCGTTATGGGCTAGCACGAACTGTTCGCTTTCAGAGCCTTTATACTGTTGACCATAAACGTCGGCTAGACTGATTCCTGCGCCGTTCACGTAGTACGGGCCAATGAAGTACCGTAGTGCGTCAGCGGCGTGGTCATCTATCTTATGCTGGATATTACCCTCGTTCGAGTATTCATTGAAGTCCTGGGTATTACTGGTACGACGGAGCTGCTCTTTGACGTGTAGCTGCGTGAGCTGCCTGATAAGATTGGTGCAACTGTGGTGAATTCTGACTTTATCGGCTTTCATCAGCCGCTTTAGTTCCTCAACAGCCAGTGTATAAGGAGTATCTTCTTGGCTGACGTAGCCAATCGTGAGAGCTAGGGTAGCAGCCTGATCCGCGCCACGTGGGTCACCCCACATTGCATCGATATGATAGCCTTGGGGTTGGGGGCGGTTAAGCAAGTAGAGGCCATGTTCGTGAGTTGAGATGTAGGACTTGTAGTACTCACGCCAGACGTAGAAGGTGTCATCTTGGTCTACTTGTATGTCCAAACAGACAAATGGGTTGCTAAATCCATAGTCGAAGGCTAGGTAGTTGGCCCATGCAGGATTGAAGCACTGAAGTGGGTCAGTTGGGGTGCGAATGACCATTGTTTTGTCATTAAACTCTTCATAAATGGTTCCGGCCATCGTTGTAAAGCTCGCACCGTACTCTTGGTCGAACCAATGCTTGCTTGCGAGCCGCTTAACACGCTGTATTTCGGGATTTAGCAAACCACCGGGGAATCTTACGGAATTTTCCCAAGTAGGAAACGACCATGAACGATATTGAGACATTCCTGCGGCTAATTCAGGTTGTTGGGCGGTTATGTTGGCAATGTTGTTGGGGTTAGGTGTGGGTTGATTGGACTGGGGTGTGGTGGCTGCGCGGTTGCTAGCGGCGTGAAGATTGAATAGATCGGCTTCTTGTCCAAGCAGCCACAAGCCGTGATACCAGTTGTATCCTTTAGGGGTACTGGGGAAGTCACAACTGCCAAGCAAGTCAGACAGAGCTGGTTCGACATACTGCTCCCATGTGGATTGATCGTGACGTGCAGCCTCAGACATAATTGCGTGTGACAAGCCCTCACCAAGTAGAGAATCAGGCTTATCTGCTGAGACGACTTCGATTGTTGCGCCCCATGGTGTTTTAATGTACATGGTGCCTTGGGCTGCACTGTAACCCTTGCGACAATATTTGAGCAAGCCCAACTTGCGATAGTCGTCGTAGGTGACTCTAAACTCTTTCTCACCAAGCTTGTACGTAGGGCCAACTATCCAGTTCCATGAATCGGGCACAAATGATTTATGCGTCATACGATGCCCTGCCACGATAGACTTGCCGTAGCGTCTACCGCAGCAGGGCACGTTGAACCGCGCTTTAGATAGGAGGTAATCGTGCTGACCAGGACTGTGTGACTTGAAGCCAATCTTTTTATAGAGGGCTTCAGCAGATATGCCAGGCTCAACACCTGATGGATTAACTAACAGTGACATCAGTCGTCGCCGTTATCTTCCATCTCTTCTTCGACATCTTCGATGGGGCCTGAAATGACACTGGTTTCTACGGTGGGGATACCATAGTCACCATCGCTATCAGGTGTACTGGTGATAGTGTGCGTGATGATGGTAACCATTTGGCCTGCCTCCTCAGCCTCTTCTGCTGCATCTTCGGGCTGAGTGTCATCGGCTTCTGAGCTACTCATCTTTTTTCCTTGTGTGTTGGGGGTTAGGAGAACTGCGGGCTATTAGGATCAATCATCAAATCTTTGAGAAGATCCTTGATACCATCGCCATCTGCACGTGCATCAGCAAGCGCTTCCTTGACGATTACCTGGCAAGCGCGCAAACGCACCGAGTCGCTAGTGGAGTTGGCTGAGAGCCACACGATCTGAGCTGCTGCACTTGCAATGTGTTTCTTGAAGAAATCTCTTGTGAATCTTTCGACGTTCTCAGCAGCTCTATCTTCCGGTGAGGGGTTACGCTCAAACTCTTCTCTAAGCGACTTTGCATACTTAGCATATTCAGCCGCTAGTGCATCGTCACTTGGGCCAAACAATTCTGAGTGATTGCCAGTGGTTTCGGGTTCGTGGTCGGATGTGTTGGTGTCGTCTGCGTTGAGGTTGAGTTTATCGGGTGTGGGATCAGTTGGATCTGTGGGGTCGCCGGCGGGTGTGTTGTCTGCGTTAGGATTCATCCTCATCATCTCCATCATCATCTGGTTCAGGATCAGTAGGAGGCTCAGTGGGAGGTGGATCTGTGGTTGGTGTTTCAAGTGTGGTTGTAGCGGTGTGGGGCAATTCAAACATTAGCTGGGCTTGGTTGATTTGCCTCGTCCCTGAAACAGGTGGGTCTAGCACGACGGTAGAGGCTTGTGGGTCGTCTGCCATTTGATGGATTCCTTTCAGTTGCTTCAGGTTAGGGATTTGGGCATGGCTCGGCCCACCAGGAAGGATAGCACGTTACTCAGTGCAATCTCACAGGTCATGCGTTAGGAGCAAATCAATAATTTGAAGTGGGATTTGATTTCGTACACAGACGGTGATAGCGCCTCATATTCTGCGCGCCGAGGGTTTACAGTCCCTCGGCGCGCTTGGGTCGGACGGATGTTCGCTAGCCTCACGCGGCCCCGGAGGCTAGTTCGGCGTGCGCACCGAACCGTTCATCTGACGTATGCACCGCACGGCTCGCGCTCATCACCTCACGCGCCTGACTCACGGCAGTAGCCTTACGCGCCTTACGCGCCTCAGCACGTGCGGCCTGCTCAGCGCTCACGTAGTCGCTTACGGGCCGGACGATGCGCGTGCCGTCCGCGTAGATCACTGTGACGGCTGCTAGTGAGGGGTGACGCCTGACGTGGTCAATGGCTTGCGCGTAGTTCGCTCCATCGGCGTCAGGGTGTGTTGCCACACCGATTGTGTACACGTGGCGTAGCGTGCTGTGCGGTGCGTAGTGATCGCGCTGCGTGACTTTCAGACCAGGGACGATGCGCACCTTGCGATCCCCGTATGCGCCACGTGCAGCCGCGCGTACTTCCAGACCATCGGTCAGACTCCCGTACAGGCGCGGGCGCCGCGTGACGCTTGACAGCTTGGCCTTGCTTGCGGGGATCACCCCACCATTCAGTTCAGCAGCACGCGCGGCCTGCTTGGTTGCCTTGCTTGCATGAGTCTGCTCGTTCTGCTCGTTCTGCATGCGCTCACGCTCCTCGTGCGTCAGGACGCGCTCACGGACGATTGCGTCGCGCATCAGCTTTCCATACTGTCGCTGCTCACGTGAGAGCACAGGCGCCCGCACAGCGCTTTCCAGAGGCATCGGTGCGTCTAGTGTGTCGTGCGCGATTGCGAGTGCATCCATGCGAGCATGTTCCGGCCACAGATACCAGCCGTTCTCATCCTCGGTGCCGACGATGCAGTAGAGGTGGCCATCCTCGGTGCCACTGTGCTGACGTTCCACGCGCAGACCACAGCGCGCCATCAGCTTGCTTTCGTTCCAGTGTGTGCGCAGCTGGGCACGTGCCTCGCTCACCTTGCGAGCCTGCTCACACTGTGCGTCTAGCGTCATGCCACTGTCACACTTGCGGCCCGGCAGATTGATCGGTGCGATGGGAGGCATGTTGCACGTGCTGGTCAGCTGTGCGCGACGGTTGACACGTGCGACGATTGCATCGCGTGCGGCTGCTTCACTTGCGAGGCGGTTCCTGTGGGCGACGAATGGATTCATGGTTGAGCCTTTCGGTATGGGGGTGATGCGCGCTTGCCTTGTGCGCGCA